GGCCTTGGTGATGTCGTCGAGGCTGTCGGCTACGTCGTCGAGGGCCTTCTCGAGGTCGTCGGTGCCGCGCAGGAAGTCGCTGGTGTCGGCGAGGAAGGGGATCTTGATTCCCATGCCGTCACCGGCCCTCGTCGGCGGCGTCGCTGTAGACCTTCACGATCAGTTGCGCCCACAGCCGCGGGACCCGGTGGGCCATGTCGGCGACGGTGTTGAACACCGGGCCCTTGGGCCGGCGGGCCGGTAGCTGCCGGGTCGTATGCCGGTTGCCCCTCTTGCGGTTCCTGTCGGCGCCGAACTCGACGCCCGGCCACCCGGTGTCGGGGACCAGGCCGCCGCGCAGGGCCCGTTTGCTGGAGGCGGCGATGAAGGTGGGCGGGTTCCCGGCGGCGATCCGGGCACCGGGGGCCAGGACGCGGCGCTCGAGCGGGGTCCGGACCCGGCCGGCGATCCCGGTCTTCCACGGCTGGTTGAAGGTCGAACGGGTCGCGTCGTTGATGTCCTTGCGCAGGCCTCGGTCGGCCGCCTTGAACGCGAGCACGGCGGCCTGCAGCGCCCGGTCGTCGCCGACCTTCACGACCACGAGGGCTCAGGGGATGACGGGGTACGTCGGGACGGGGCGGCCCTGCACGCCGAGGCTGACCGTGCCCACCCCGAAGGCGTCGACTGTGCCGCCGATCGTGCCGGAGCTGATGATGACGTCCGCGGCCCAGGACGCCTGCGGGGAGTTGACGTCGGGCACGAACGTCACGGACTTCACCTCGCCCTCGTGCGCGTACAGGTACGAGGAGAGGGTCTCCACGGTGGACCAGTCCTGGGCGTAGGCGAGTGTGCAAGTCCAGGTCGGGGAGGCCTGGTCGGTGAACACCGCCGACGGCGTCAGACCCTTCCACGTCTGCGTCGAGGCCGCGGGCACGAACTCCACCTGCGAGACGTGCATCTCGAAGTTGTCGGTGTCGATCTGTAGCGTCACGTCCTTGAGCACGAACGGGGCGATGGGGATGACTGGCATGGCTAGCTCCCTGGTGTCTGCATGGTGATGACCACGGCGATCCGGTGGGCGTTATAGGTCTCGTCCAGGACGACCCGTTCCGAGGTCGTCCAGCGCAACGGCTGTGCGTTGTCGATCGCGTCGAGCACGTCGTCGACGGCGTCCTCGAGCTCGAGGTCGGCGTGCTCGGGGTCCTGCAGCGCGGACAGCACGAGCAGGTCGATGCTCCAGTCGCGGCACTGCCGTGGCAGGGTCGGGCTGTGTTCGACCTTGGCGACCGTGATGCACAGGGTCAGGCCGGTGACGTTCTCCGGTAGCCGGCCCAGCACCGGCCAGCCCAGCGGGGCGACGACCTTCGCGACCTCGGTGAGCGCCGACACGACGGCCTCACCCGACCCGGGGGACGGCGGGCCGCGGCCGCAGGAGTTGCTTGACCTGGGTGGACAGGGGCCGGACGCGGATGGCGAAGTCGCCGTTGAAGCCGATCACCTCGCCGTCCCCGGAGCGGGTGGCGCTGTAGTTGTCGCGGGCCTGGGCGAGCTGGGCTTGCCGGTACCGCTCAGGTACGACCGCTGCGTCGGGCAATGCGGGCGCGTATACGACCACCTGCTCGTACGCGGACTGCAGCAACGCCGTCACGTCCTCCGGCGAGAGGGTGACCGAGTCCGGCCACAGGCCCTCGATCCCCTCGGTGTCGACCCACCCGACCAGCGCCACTGCTGCACCTCCCTCGCCCTGTCATGCCCTGACATGTCAGTGACATGTCAGGCCTTGGCGGTCCTCTTGCGGGACTGCGGCTCGTCGTCGGCCAGCGGGATGACGATGGTGGAGACCAGGGCCAGGCCGCGGGCGTCGTGCACGATCGTGCCGTCATATCCGTGTACGGCCTCGTCGATCGAGCCCACCGCAATCGCGGCGGCGTTCACACGAAGTGGGGAGCCGGGCAGCTCGTAGTGGGTCGCCGCGGCCTTGATCCCGGCCAGGACCTGCCCGTCCGGGACGTCGGGGTGCACCACGATCCGGAACCCGGCGAAGTCGCCTTCGGTCAGGCCGAGGGACTGCGTCAGGAACGACAGGGCGTCGTCCTGGGTGGTGAAGGCCATATCGCGCCAAAGGTCCTTCGCGACGACCGCGAAGCCCGGTGTGCCGTAGTCGACCAGCGCCAGGGCGGCATCGACCAACGCAGCCCATCCTGCTGTCTGCCCGGCGGGGACGGTGCCGGGGGTGACCGCGGTGGCCTCGGCCAGCAGGACCTGCAGGCAGTCCAGGTCGGTCTTCTGCGCGTAGTCGAGGTTCAGCATCCGCAGGTACGAGGCGAGCACCCCGGCGTCGGGGAAGTCGGTGATCGCCCGGTCGAGCCGGTTGCCGCCGGCCCAGCGCTGCGCGGCCTCGTTCACCGGCGCCAGTGAAACCGGGGTCGAGTTGATCTCGGCGATCGCGCCGGCGTACTTGGCGACCGTGGGCTTCTCTACCCACTTGAAGCCCTGCATCCGCAGCGACGTCAGCGGGGCGCTGGTGATCAGCGGGATGATCCGGCGGGTGAACTCGGCCGGGGACCACACCTCGCCGAGCCACTGCGGCTGGCTGGCGGACTCGACGTCGGCGGAGGTCACCGAGGTCGTCGCGTCACCGAAGGCGGCGAACAGTTGCTTGGCCGGCTCCAGGCGGGCCAGCTCGGACTGATCCCCGGCCTTCAGCCGGACGATCGCGTGCATTGCCTGCATGAAGGTAAGTGGCTTGTCGGCCTGCCGCTTGCGGCCGGCGGCGAGCTTCGGGGCCGTCGCCACGGTGTCGGTGTCCATGTCGGACCCTTCCTTCTCGTCGTCCTTGTCAGGGGTGTCAGGGCTGTCAGTGTCAGGGGTGTCAGGGTCGTCGTCGCTGGTCGGAGCGTCCTTGTCAGGGGAGGTGTCAGGGGTGTCAGGGTCGTCGTTGTCAGGGCTGTGGCGGCCTTCGTCGGGGGCGTCGTCCAGCTCGGAGGCCACGAGGCGGGCGGATTCGAAGGCCGGGTCGACGACGGCGGCCGCGCCGGTGACGCGCCCGCCCAGGAGCCGGCCGCCGCGTACGACCGGGTCGTCGACCTCGACGCTGATGCCGGTGCGGACGCCCTCGGCGGCCTCGATGAGCAGATCGTCCCCGGCGCTGGTGGCCAGGATCCGCACGGCGAGGTCGAGGCCCTGCGGGGTCTCGGCGAGCTCGACGCCGCGGCCGAGGGGCCGGGTCCGCTCGTGCTCGAGGTTCAGCACGACGTCCTCGGCGGCCGCGAGCTGCAGGACCCCGGCGGAGGCGGTGATCTTCCCGACGTTGGTGTAGCCGGGTTCCCCGAACGGAAGCAGCCGGTACCGCAGGAGCCGGGCGTCCTGGTCGGCGACGAGGAGGTTGCCGTGAAGTCGCATGGTCAGTCCTCGGTCTGCGCGCCGGTGGGCGCGGCGAAGCGGCTGGTGTCGACGCCGATGCGGGTCGTGGTGGGGGTGATGTCGTCCTCGGACAGCCGGGCCGTGACCGCGGTGTGCCAGGGGATCAGGGCCTCGGTCAGGGCGGTCGTCTCGGTGGCCTGCGTCTTGTACGTGAGCGTGCTGGTCGCCAGCGAGGCGTTGGTCGTGGAGACCGGCAGCCCCATGTGCGAGGCGATGTCCACGGCGAGCTGGTTGCGGGCGGCGATCAGCAGGTCTGCCATCGCCTGGCCGTGAATGATCGCCTGGATGTTGCTCGGGGTGAACGCGACGGCGCCGCGCTTGGACCGGCGGGCGATCGACCAGGAGTCCAGCAGCGCGCTGATCTCCTCGGGCTCGAGGGTGTCGTCGGTGGTCTGGTGCAGCTCGACCAGCGGCGCCGGGGACTCCACGCGCCCGGACCACGTGGCCTCCAGGTCCAGGCCGGCGTTGATGGTGTTGGCGCCGCGGGTGAGCAGCCCGCCGGGGATCGGGCCGGTGAACAGGCACACCTGCTCGGGGGCGACGGTGTCGGCGTTGACGAGGATCAGCCCATCGGGGTCGATCTCCCACTCGTCGCGCTCGACGTAGCGGGCGTCGAGGATCGTGGTGCGGGTGCCGCGGTCGATCCACCACAGGGCGGCGCCGTCGAAGATCAGGTCGTCGAGGGTGGCCTGCATCCGCAGCCACGGCGACCCGTACGCGGAGCGGTGCAGCCACGCCGGCTGCGGGGCCAGGAGCGCATCGCCGCGGTAGGCGTTCAGCGGCAGGGTGGCGATCGCCTGGATCGCGTCGCGGCCCTTGGCCACGGGCGGCAGCGACAGGGCCGCGTCGCGCCCGCCGATGGCGACGCCCTCGGGGAACAGGGCCGCCACGCTGAGGTACTGGGTCGGCATGAACGGGCCGATGGGCGATGCCACCTGCGGGTACCGGGCCGGGTCGTGCGGGGTGACGTTGCTGGCCTCCAGGCCGGCGGCGGCCTGCAGATCCCGGATCCGGGCGAAGCTCCACACGTCTGCAGACTGATCGCACCCGAACGATCTTGACCAGGCCCGTGCTCGGCAGCGGCTTTCCTCCGGCTCAGGTGCGCACGACGATGCGGGTCTCGACCTTCGCGGGGAGTCGGTCGAACGCGGCGAGGGCGACGGTCCCGGCGATGAGCGGGGCGATCGCGGGGCCGCCGGCCTCGCGGTTCCACACCCAGCCGCCGTCGCGCAGGTAGCGCTTGGCGGCGGCCGCCATCGCTGTGGTCAGGTCGGGCTGGTCGACGTGCAGGACGCGGCCGCCGTGCAGCTCGTCGAAGACCGGCGGGCAGGCGGCGATCATCTGGCGGGTGTTCATCGGGTCCAGCCGCGGCCGCGGCCGGATCCGGGTCAGGGCCTCGGCCACCTGCAGGTTCTGCCCGATCGCGTCGTAGCTGATCGGCAGGTGTCGGCGGCGGGCGAGGTCGCCCAGGAAGATCGGCAGCCACCCGGCGCCGGAGCGGACGGCGAGCAGTTCCCACCAGGCCCGCCCGTCGCCGTCGCGCCAGGCGCCCACCACAGCCCCGTAGGAGCCGTCGAGGGCGACCTCGAAGGCCAGGCCTAGGCGGTCGGGTCTGGAGGGCGCCACGTCGCGGCAGGAGCCCGCCCAGGGGCCGGGGGGCAGCAGTCTGGTCGCGGCGGCGTCCTGCCACAGGCACAGGTACTCCTGGCCGAACAGGAGCCGGCCGAGTTTCTTGCGGCGGTCCCGCATCCGCTCGATCGTCGTCAGCGTGCCGATGCCGGGGTGTACGCGGTGCCAGACGGCTTCGTCGTCGGGGTCGTCGTCCTCGTCGGCGGCGTACTCGACGATCCCGATCTCGCCGTCGTGGCCGCGCTGCAGGGCGTCCCACAGCATCCCGGCCTTGGCCTTGGGGGTGCCGGAGATGATGAGCTGCGGGTAGGGGCTGGTGTCCAGGGTCGGTTCGATGCCGGCCTGCAGGTCCCTGACGGTCTCTTCGTCCTCGAACTCCTGGGCTTCGTCGACCCAGACGCAGTCGGCGCCCTCGGATCGGAACTTGTCGCCCTTGGGGGCGACCACGTCCCAGCGTGCCCCGGTGGGCGCGTGCTCCAGGCATTCCCGCCCGGCGGCCTTCCACAGTGGCCACGTGTCGGGGTCGGCCTTGTGCAGCGGGATCGCCACGTCGAAGAACCGGGCTCGGGCCTTGAGCCCGGTCTGCGCGGTGGTGATGATCGCGTACTTGCTGATCCGCATCATGCGCCCGACCAGGGTGGCCTGGATCGAACTGGTCTTGCTGCAGCGGCGCGGGGCGACGATCACGACCTCGGGGTGGTCGAGCAGCGGGAATCCGTCACTCGTAGTAACCGAGTGCGATCCGATGACGTCGGAGAACGCGAAGGCCTGGGGAAGGACGCGCTGATCCAATGCCTCGACACCGCATCGCAGCAGGTCACGGGCCTGATCGACGCCCTCTGCGGGGCTCGCACGGAGTGGCTCGGCGACCATGCTCACCGCCCGGGGAGAAAAAGTGGAGAGAAGAGGCCGGTGTTCAGATGTTTCTCTCAAAGAAGTCAGGCTCACACTACGTCACGAGTTTGACGCAGAGTGTCCGTATCTTGATGCGGCAGCTTCGCCTGGCACGCAGGGCAGGTGACGTCGGCGGGCAGGACCGTCGCCTCATGCGGGTACGCGGCGGAGCGGCCGCACACCGCGCCGACGATGGTGCCCGGTCTGCGTGGCACAGCCCGCCCGCCGTCCCGGTAGCTCGGACGTACGAAGTGCACGGTGTCGCTCATGGCGTGTCCGGGATCCAGTCGTCGCCGGAGGGCCTGACGATCGGGTGCTGCACGTCGAGCGGGTCGGCCGGGTCGGCACCGATTACGGGGTGCTCGTACTCGACGACCACGACGTGGGGCTCGATGGTGATGCGGGCGACGCGGGCCGGGTCGTGGCCCAGCCGCTTGCACAGCTCGGCGATCTCGGTGGTCGTGATGGTCACGAACGGTGTCCTCACCATGGTCGGATCCCTCGGGTCGCTGCGGACTGGACGGCGGCGGCCGCGGTCGCGAGGGCCTGGCCGTGGCGGCGGTTGCACGAGCGGTGAGCGATGGCCTGGTTGTCCAGGCCGATGGCGCCGCCTTGGCTGAACGGGGTCACGTGGTCCACGTCCCAGGCGTCCTCGAGGAACACGGGCAGACCGCATCGGCAGCAGGGCAGCTCGCCGGCGGCCGCCAACTGCACCGCCCAGTAGCGGCGGGCCCTGGCCGCGACGCCGGCTGTCCACCCCTGCTCGGCATGGGACATCTCACAGCGAGTCGATCACGGTCTCGACGTCCCGGGCCCGCGCCGAGGCTCGGATGATCTCCTCGATGCGCTCGTCGATCTTCGCCGTGAGGTCGACCAGCAACGTACGCAGCAGCCGTAGCGCTGCCTCGCGCTGCTCGAGCGGGCCGCGGGCAGCGGCCTGCAGCAGCGGATGCGCCACGGCCACACCGGACCCGTTGGCCAGGATCACCATGCTCAGCAGCGGAGGCGGGTCATCGATCAGCCGGTCGAGGTTCCGCAACTGCGCCTCGACCCGCGCACGGTTCATGGCTGTGGACGACGTATCGCGCGCGTAGGTACGTAGGCACCCAAGGTCAGACCTTCTCTCCGGTTGGTTTCTCGGTTCTGTTCCGTACTTCTTCCTGTTACGGGCCCTCGATCTGAGTGCCTCTGCCGCACTCGATCTGAGTGCCTCCCCGCACTCGATCTGAGTGCCTCTAAGGCACTCGATCTGAGTGCCTTAGCCATACCCCAGGGAGGCACCATGTGAGAGTGCCTCTAAGGCACTCGATCTGAGTGCCTCTGTGGACGGCGCCGCGGATCATCCGGACTGCTCTCGGCGGGCGGCTCGGACGTCCGCGAGGTGGGTCACGTCGGCCAACTCGAGGTGCAGATCGATCACTGTTCGCAGACGTCCCCTGCCCTTCTGCACGACCGTGATCGCTTCCTTCTCCTCAAGCTTCTGCACGGCGCGTCGTACCCGTTCCTTGTGTGAGTGGGACAGCACGTCGTCCTCGTCGACCGGGTCCTCGTGCTCGATCAGGCCGAGGCCGTAGGCGATGCTTCGATAGCCGGCCCAGAACTGGCGGGCGGGATCGCCGCCGCGCTGCTTGCCCTCGTCCCAGCTCTTCAGCGCCATCCACTCCAGAGCCCGGAAGGGATCGCCTCGGAGGGTGCGCCATCGCTCGTGGACCAGCTCGACGTTGCGCCCGCCCATTACCCCGACGCTCCCCGGGTCGTGGGCCAGGCGTTCATGCCGAGGCTCGCGGTTCCTTGAGCAGTGCCAGGACCTCCCCACGTGCGAGGCGCACACGGTTGCCCGGCAGCGTTCGCTTCTGGAGGTAGCCGTCCTCGATGTAGCGATAGATCGTGCGCCGGCTGACGCTGAGCAGCGCGGCGGCGGACGTGACGGATAGCCAGTCGTCCGATTCGGGTGTACTGCGTGGGTTATCACGGGACGTCATGTGGCGTCACGCTATGCATGTTGTGCATGTCGTGTCAATCAGGGACGCATAGCGCGGCATGTTGACACACCGTGCCGCCGGGACCCATGATCGAGCGATGGCAGCGACCTCGCAGCGGACAGAGATCGACGCCCTCATCGGCCAGCGGGTGCACCACGTGCTGTGGCGCCGCAAGATTCAGCAGCGCGAGCTGGCGGCGACTCTGGGCATCACGCAGTCGACGCTGTCGCGGCGTCTACGTGGCGAGAGTGCATGGTTCGCCGGTGACCTCGTCGCCCTGGCCGAGACCCTGGGGGTCTCGGTGGGCTGGCTGTTCGGCGAGGAAGAGACGGTGCGCCCGAAGGGACTCGAACCCCTAACCTTCTGGTTGGGAGTTTGGCGCTACCTACGGGTCGCCCTCCTCGGACGGCGTCGACCTCGCCCTAGGGCGTCCTGGGGCTCCTCACGAGGCGGCGCCGTCCGCACTGACGACCTGGGGCTCGCGGCATGAACTTCGTCGACGTGATCCTGGATGAGCAGACCGAGCGCGACGTCGCGACGTCCGTAATGATCGCCGTCACCGTGCTGCTACGGCACCGCCACAGGTACGACGCCTGCGTACTCGAGGAGATCGCAGCCGCCAATGGCGCGGGGAATGCGCGCCTCCTCGAGCTACGTGAGGTGCGCGACGCACGGCACGAGGCCTGGCGCGAGATGTACCGCGACGGTATGGGGGCGTCGCCACGATTCGACCGGCTGAACGCTCTGTGGCGGCGCGCATGAACGCGCTGAGCTCGTGACGTGCCGGCTGTGCCGTGAGCGTTCTGAGCGCTGATCGGGCATGACGACTCTGAGGGAGCCCACCCCTACGTGGGCGCGTGAGATCGATGGCTGGTTGCTGGCGTTGAAGGGCGCTGGGCGGCGGCCGGCGACGTTGGATGCGCGGCGGCAGCAGTTGCGGCTGTTGGCGCGGTGGGCTGGGCGGCGTAGCCCGTGGCGGCTGTCGACGGATGACTTGCTGGAGTGGATGGCGTCGAGGGACTGGAGTCAGGAGCGCCGGCGCTCGGTGCGGACGACGCTGCAGGGCTTCTACCGGTGGGGCGTGGGCTCGGGGCGTACCGAGCATGACCCGGCGATACCGCTGCCGGTGGTGCGGGCCGGGGCGCCGCGGCCGCGGCCGTGCGATGACGAGGTCCTGGCGGCCGCGGTGAGGCAGGCACCGGAGCGGGACGTGTTGATGTTGCGGCTGTCGGCCGAGTGCGGGCTGCGCCGCGCCGAGGTCGCCCAGGTCCACACCCGGGACATCATCACGGGCACGAAGCGCGGCCAGTTCTCGCTGGTGGTGCACGGCAAGGGCGGTAAGGAACGGGTCGTGCCGCTACCGGACCTGCTCGCGCGGCAACTGCTACGCCGTGACAGGGGCTTCGTGTTCCCGGGCCGGATCAACGGGCACCTGTCCGCACGGTGGGTCGGGAAGGTCGTCGGCCGGTGGCTCGACCAGGGCTACACGATGCACAGCCTGCGGCACTGGTTCGCCACGGTCACGTACGAGGAGACATCCGACCTGCTGACCCTCTCGGAGATGCTCGGGCACGCGAGCCCGGAGACGACCCGCCGCTACGTGAGGCTCAGTGATGTCCGGGGGCGAGGCCTAGTCGCGTCGGCAGCGGCGCGGCTATCCGCCCTCGAGGCCGAGCCTGACAAGTCAGTGACACGTCACCCTGACATCGCCGCATCGGCGCTGGCCGTGGGCCAGAACGTGTCCTATGGCCCGAAGTGAGCACTGATCGAGTGATTAGGAGTTTGGCCAGACATGTCCGATGTCTTCCACGTGACCATGCTCGACGTGCTGCGCGCACCGTTCGAGTCGTGGCTAGCAGTCAATGACCTAGCCCTGGCGCACGTCCCAGACACCGACGAAGACCAGTTCATCGTCGTGCCTGGGTTTACCTACCTACCCCCACCTGACGCCGAGCAATGGCCCGAGGTAGACGGGTAGAGCACTGATCCACAGATCAGTGACTTCGTCGGCCTAGGTCAGAGGGCCAAAACGGGTCCTAAGCCACAGATCATGAGATTAGGAGTTTGCCTGCATGAATCCTGCCCAGTACGCCGAGCACACCGGGGCGTCCGAGCGGTCGGTCTGGCGCTGGTTGAAGGCCGGTGAGCTGCCCGCGGCGAGCAAGGCACCGGACGGCCAGTGGTACATCCCGCCGGACGCCGTCCGGCAGCGCTCCGGCACTGACGTGGCACTGACACGGACTGACATGTCAGTGACACGTCAGTCCGTGTCAGGGGCGAACGGGCACCCGGCGCAAGGCGAGAGCCTGGCGGAGGCCCTCGACCAGCACCCGGCCTTTCTGACGATCGAGGAGGCGGCGCGGCTGCTCGGCGTCCCGGAGACGGCGATCACCCGGCATCGGGAGCGGTTCGCGGTCGAGAAGTTCGGGGCGGCCATCAGCACGTGGAGGGTCCCGGGCCGGATCGTGCGGGAGATCGCCGGGCTATAGCCGGCTCCAGCGCCGGCCCATCTTGCGGTGCCGCGGCCGCTGCACCCTGCGCGTCATCGTGGAGTGCCGGCCGCGGCCGCGTGGCCGGATCAGGACCCGCCACGTGACCAGCCATGCGAGCTTGAGCAGGTCCACACGGCTGCGGTCAGAAGGCGGAGACCTGGGCGCGGACGGCGGTGACCGAGACGGCGGTGCCGGCGGCGACCTTCGCACTGACGCGCAGCCGCTGCCCGGCCGGCAGGTTGCCCGACATGGTGAGGTCGAATCGGGCGGAGTCCTGCTCGTCCAGGACGTAGTCGCGGATCGTGTAGAGGTCGGAGTCGGTGTCGTCGTCGTGCTTGCGGTAGGGGCGCAGGCTCAGCTTCGATCCGGCGGGGCCGGAGGCGTAGACCTGGAAGGTGACGATGAACCAGGAGGCGGGGCCCTTGAGCAGGTCGGCGCTGCCGGTGTCGTCGTCGACCACGAGCGCCGTCCAGGCGGTCGAGTCGATCGGGGCATGGTCGTCAGATCGGAGCTGGATGGTGTCCACGGGTGCGTCCTCCGTCGGTGGGTTGAGGATGACGGCGCGCAGGTCGTCCATGTCCAGGGGGTCGGGGTCGACTTTCCTGTCAGGCGCCCATTCCTTGTGCGCGATCAGGTGTCGCAGAAGGTCGTCGATGCTGTCCCGGATGCCTAGCCAGTCGGCCAGGGCGACCAGGCCGCGGATGCCGTATTGCCGTTGGTCCTGGGTCCACTGCTCGTTCGTGGTGTGGTCGCACTCGAGCCCGATGAACGTGGCGTTGGCGTTGTCTGTCGGGACCCCGGGCCATGAGCCTTTCCCGGCGTGATTCATCCGGCCGGCGGCGCAGATATGCCACGTGCCGTAGTAGTCGAGCCACAGCTGCGCGAGCAGGTTGGCAATGATGTAGTCGGCGCTGGGCGAGGAGCTGCCCGGCGGGCTCGCATCGTGGTGCACCATGATGCTCTGCGCGTCGAAGCTGCCGCCGGTGCCCCGGTGCTGCCAGTCGCCTTCCTCGACGACAGGGACGCCCGCGGCACGCAGCACGTCGGCGATATCGCGCATGTTCACGCTCATCGTCGCCCTGCCCCCGTCAGGGCTCGTCGGGATGGATGGCGGCGACGGTGGGCCACAGGGCCTGGACGGCGGCGAGGAGTTGCCCGTCGCTGATGGCTTCCTGGTCGGCGGCGTCGCCGAAGCCGGGGGCGGTGGCGACGGGCCAGATGAAGTAGCTCAGGCCGAGGGTGGCGTCGGCGAGGATCCGGTCGGCCAGGGAGGCGTTCGCGGGGTCGGGGTCGTCGTCGAAGGCGCCGGCCTGTTCGCTGGTGCAGGCGGTCAGCCGCTGCTGGAAGTTCTGGTCGGCGGCCAGGTTGGCCTGGGTCTGGTAGCTCACGGGTTCCTCCTAGGGCGCGATTCGCGTGATCGTGTAGCCGGTGGCGTTCTGGGTGCCGTCCAGGGCCAGCGCCGCGCCGGCGTCGTGCATGACCTGCAGGCTGACCTTCGCGGTCACACCCAGCCGCGCCAGCGTGCTGCAGTGCGCGGTCATGACACCTGCCGCGGACGGCGCGACGGAGGCCCGCGCGACGCGGGTGGTGTTGACCCACCAGGAGGCGTGCCGCATGGTGCCGGCGGCGCTGGCGACCCACGTCGCCCACCCGTACAGCTGGTACAGGCCGGCCACTCCGATGGTGATCTCGCCGGTGGCGACGTTCAGGGTCAGGGCGCCCTCGACGAACGACAGGCCGCCCTGCACCATCGTCCAGGTGCTGGTGCCGGTCGGGATCGTCTGGTTGATGTTGCGGACGTATACGCCGCCGACGGCGGTGTGCGCGTACCGGTCGAGGGCCTCGGCGAGGTTCTGGATGTCGGTGGGGACGTTCGGCGGGTCGGTGTCGGCGGGGTAGGGCAGCCCGTTGGGTGTGAGCGGCATGGTCAGCCTCCGATGCTGGCGGGGTCGATGGGCAGGAACGTCGTGACCTGCATCGATCCGTCGTGCAGGCGGAACGTGACGGAGGCGACCTGGTGCCGTTCCTGGGGGCCGGTGGGTAGCTGCACGGTGACGGTGTCGTAGGGCCGGACCCAGTACGCGGCGGCCGCGGACAGGGTGATGACGCGCCCGTTCAGCGTGAGTTTGCGCAGGATGGTGCGGCACACCTGGTCGGCGACGGCCTGGGCGACGGGGCCGTCGCGGTCCTCGTAATGGGTGACCCGTCCGGCGGTGCCCGGGGTGTAGGGGCCGGAGACGATCTCGGCGTGCCCGATGGTCTGTTTCTCGACGCTGATGACGTCGCCGGCGGCGGTCTTGGCCTGCTCGGTCCAGGCCCATCTGAGGGTGACGTCGTTCGCCCAGTCGTCGCGGGTCATCTCGGTGACCGAGTCGATCACGGTGCCGGCCGCACCGACCGACAGCACGGCGGCCGCGGCGCCGGGGCCGGGCGGGCGGATCAGGCGCCAGACGCCCAGCTCGTCGCAGTAGAACCAGGCGCCGACGCGGGCGGCGATCTCGCGCAGGAAGTCCAGGCCACCCTGTCCGGGGCCGGGCTTGTACCAAGTCTCGGCGACGAACGGCGTCGTGAACTCGACGGTCTTGTACCCCCAGCCGGCGACGGACACGGCGCCGGCCAGGTCGAACCCGGCGGGCGGGATGCTGGCCGCGTCGGCCAGCGCACTGTTCACGGTGATCACGCCCAGGGTCGCGTTCACCGCGTAGTCGGAGTTGGCGGCCGCGTCGTAGCCGAGGTTGTTCGAGCAGATCGACCCGGGGGTCTTCGGGATGTACCGGTCCCAGACGAACTCCGGCCCTTGCAGGGACAGGGTCAGGGTGTTGCCGGGGCGGTCGACGTCGCGGGCGGACAGGTACAGCACGGCGACCGGGTGCACGTCCTGGGTGCCGTCGGTCAGGACGTAGCCGGCGGAGACGTCGCAGCGGACCAGCCTGCGCGGGTCGAGGGCGTCCAGGACGGCCTGAGACTCGGGCACGGGGCCGGTGACGGTGCCCTGACAGTAGGGCGACCAGGCATGGTCCATCGTGATCTCGAGGGTCGAGACCTGCACGGGGATCCCGTTGCCGGCCGCGGTGGTGAACGTCGCGGTGAACGTCTGGCCGTGGGCGTCGGCGATCAGCTTCGCCGCCGCGGCGTCCCAGGGCGCGGTGACGGTCACGACACGGTCCGGGTCAGGAGGTCGGCGTAGGTGTCGAAGGTGGGCAGCAGCGCCCCGTAGCTGGAGTACGAGGCGGCCACGACGGCGTACGTCCAGCCCGGCAGCAAGGTGATGTCCGGTCCCGGGGCGGCGACCTGCGCGAACTCCACGGCCAGGCTCCAGCGCCGCTCAGGGCGCGGGCTCTGCCGGACCTCCTGATCGGAGTGCGTCAGGGTCGTGGAGACGACCACGAAGTACATGTCCAGGTTGGCCTGATCGGACTGCCGCAGCATCCATACGTAGCCGCGGGCCAGGGTGTCGCGCAGGTCCAGGGCGGCGTCCAGGGTGTCGTACGTGACGTCGAACGTCCCGGCCGGCAGCGCCGATGGCCGAAGGACAGGGATCGGGTCGTCACGCCCGACGATCTGGTGCAGGGTCGTCGCGGCGCGGCTGGCCTCGTCGTACCGCACGACGACGCCGGCGGCGCCGGTGCCGGGAATCGAGATGGGCAGGCCCAGGGCGGGGATCGTCGGGCACGTCAGGTACACCCGGTGCGGGTAGTCCCAGACGGGACCGGTCAGGGTCCCCGAGGCGGCGCCGACCATGTTGTAGGCGGTCCACTTCACCGTCGACCCGGTGACCATTGCGGCCTCGTAGTCGAACAGGGTGTGCGTGCCGGCGCTCAGGGGGAACGTGCCCGCCGGGACGCGGAGGTTGTGAGTGCCGTTGGCGTCGGTGCGCACGATCCGCTCACAGCGGCCGTTGCCGGAGTCGGACTCCACGACCTGCAGGGTGACCCGCTGCGCGGTGACGGCGGTGATCGTGATCGTCGCGGTCATGTCTTCACCGACCTCCCTGGACGCGCCTGCAGGGTCACGAAGTACGCCTTGCCGTTCAGGTACTTCTTCACCGAGGCGTCGAAGCCGGTCATGTCCGGGGTCACGGGCACCGGCACACCGGAAGACTTGATGTTGTCGACCCGCTCCTGGGTGGCCGCGGCGGAGCCGTTGTCGGAGACCTTCACGTCGGTCTCCTTCTTCGCCGGGATGCCGCCAAGCTTGTCGATGTACTTCTCGACCGCGGTCCTGTTCAGGCCGAGCTTCACGAGGGTCTCGACCAGGGCGTCGCGCTGGTCCTTCATCCGCCGGTTCACGCTCGCGACGTCGGCGCCGGCGTCGACCTGCGCCTGTCCCCAGTCGTTGATCGACTCGATCGCCTCGATGATGTTGCGGCGGTTGTCCCGACCCTTGCGGGTGTTCTCCGCCAGCGAGGTGCCGTTGTCCTTGATGGCCGCCGCGGCGTCGGCGATGGCGTCCTTCATGTCGAGGGTGGCGGCGGCCGCGTCGATCTTCAGCCCGCGGTTCTCCTCGATCGCGGCCGTCTCGTCCTCGACGGCTTCGGTGCTGTCCTCCGTCGCCTCGGTCATGCCCTTCGTGGCGTCGGCGTAGATCTGGTAGGCGGTGGTGCCGCCGGCGACCGCCGCACCCTGGTCCTGCAGGGCGAGCAGGAGACCGCCGTACGACTTGGCCATGTCCTGGTTGGCGAGGATGACGTTGCCGCCCTCGTCGACGTACGTCTGGCCGGTGTCGACGGCTTCCTGCCAGCGTTTCTGCAGCAGGTCGGACGCGGCCGCGGCGTCGGCGCTGCCGCCGGTCAGGCCTTGCAGCATGGTGTCGAAGTCGTCGCCGAAGACCTTCGCGGCGGTGGGCAGGTCGACGCCGAAGATGTCCTTGATCCGCTCGGTGTCGTCGATGAGGTCGGCGATCTGGTCGGCCTGGAATGCCTTCGTCAGGACGCCTTCGTTGGAGCGCAGCTCGTCGAAGATCCCGGAGATCTGCTCGCGCAGGGCCTCGGCTGCCTCGGCGGACTTGGCGAACAGGCTCTTGGCCATGCCGATGCCCAGGCCGGCGGCCGCCACACCGACGACGCCGGCGGGGCCGAGGGCCGAGACCAGGCCGCCGAAGGTGCCCTGGATGGCGTCGACCGCGCTGGAGGCGGACCCGTCGAAGCTGGAGACGGTCTCAGCGACGTTGGCCTTGGCCTCGGCGGAGAACTCCTGCAGCGTCGCCGAGCCGCGCGAGCCGACGTCGTCGACGTCGGCCTTGACCTTGCTGGTGCTGGTGCGGCCCTGCGCGGCGACGGCGTCGAACGCGGACTTGAACGACTGTTCGACCTTCTCGGCGGCCGCGTCGGCGGCCAGGCCCACGGCGTCCAGGTCGGCGCCGACCTTGGTGTCGACGTCGGCGCCGGCCTTGGTGATGTCGTCGAGGCTGTCGGCTACGTCGTCGAGGGCCTTCTCGAGGTCGTCGGTGCCGCGCAGGAAGTCGCTGGTGTCGGCGAGGAAGGGGATCTTGATTCCCATGCCGTCACC